GTGTTTACCTTGGCACGCACGGCAAGATAGAACTGCAACGCCAGTTCAATGGTGGCGCGTTGACTTCCACGATCAACACTGGCGATGTCAACGCAACTAAAAAGCGCTTTAGTTTTGACTTTGATCATGGTCAACTGCTAACCGGCGATCAGGTCGAGATTAAAAGCACTGACGGCAGTGCTTTGGATTTTATTGCGAGCTATACCGACTCAGCGGTCAAGAAATTTATTTATGTGGACGAGTTAGACGGCATCCGTCTGTATAACTCGTTTGCCCACGCGGTGAATGGTGGAACGACAAACGCTATTGCGTTGGCTGTGCCTGGTAACGATATTCCGATTGAGGTGACGGTTGAAAACAGCGTTCCTCGTTTGGTTGCCCAGGTCAATAGCTTTGAAGTTAATACCGAGCGCGAAACCGTTGACACCACTGCGTTATCGGATGAGTTTCGCTCCAGGGTCAATACGCTGATCTCTGGATCGGGGCGAGTCAGTGCGTTTTGGGAGTACACAAACGATACGTCTAACGAGCTTGCTCATTACATGCTGGAGCTGGCATTACGCACCAGGGTCGGCAGCAACTTTGCAGGTCGTTTTTACATCAAAACTGCTGGCCATAATCCAGGCGGCGTGGTTGCTAGGAGCAACGATGAGGTGTGGTATCAAATTAATGGAATTATTACAGCTGCTGCAGTTCAATTTGCGCCAGATAGTACGGTGCAGATTACAGCTGACTTTGTAACGACTGGTCCTATACAGATCAAGATGGAGATTGAAGTGCCTCCTGCGTTGCTACAAGAGGGTGGAGACGACCTCTTACTTGACCAGGACAACACTGCTAAGCTGCTTCTTGAGACTGATCAGTAATTTAGGAGCCTCGGCGGATGGCTGATCTCAAAATCAGTGAGCTTTCAGCCCTTGCCGGTTCAAACCTTGCAAGCGGTGATTTGGTAGCTGTTGTCGATGACAGCGCAAGTGAGACCAAAAAGCTGACGATTGGGGATCTGATCGCCAATGGCGTAACACTGATCAGCGATAGCACGATCCCTGGAGCGAAGATTACATTTGCTGCTGGCGGCATTGCAACGGCAGCTATTGCCGATTCAGCGATTCAGACGGCAAAGATCAATGATGATGCGGTTACTGCCGCAAAGCTTGCCAATAATTCCAGCGTCAACCTTGTCACGACGCTGCCCGGGTCAGGCGATTTTACGGGCCAGCTGGCTTTAGATACCGACGACAACAAGCTATATGCCTGGGACGGTAGTGCTTGGCAAAACTTAAAAGGCGCTGGTTCGTTGAACGCAGCAACGGGCAGCACTACAGGTGTTGTAAACATCGTTGCTACGACAACGGGTGACACGGTTGCCATTTCGGCAACGCTCGATGATACGAGTGCAGCACACCATTTTTTAGCTGGTCCTACCAGTGGCGCTGGTGCGGTTTCGTATCGAACGATTGATAGCGCTGACTTGCCGACATCATCCAGTTCGGCAAGGGGTGCGGTCATTGTCAACGGTGAAGGACTCCGCATGGACTCCGACACTATTGAGGTCGATAACGACGTAACGGCTAGCACGACGCATCACGTTGTCACGTATAGCGCCAAAGGCTTGGTGACTGGTGGCCGAGCCATTACATCTGCTGACGTTCCAGCTGCAACCAGTTCTGCCAAAGGTGCTGTTATCCCTGGAACGGGACTAGCTGTTGACGGCAGTGGCAATTTAAACCACAGCAATAGCGTCACTGCTGGCACCTATACCAAGGTGACGGTGGATGCTCAGGGTCACGTTTCAACGGGTGACACGCTGGCAGCGGACGATATTCCTGCAATTCCAGCATCGAAGATTACCAGCGGAACCTTTGGTACTGGCCTGCTGGGAACTAATGTCGTCACCGGCAACAAGTTAGCGGATCAGTCAGTCACCAAGTTTGGTGGTGCGAGTGCGACCGATAACGTCGTTACCTTCCCCGACGGTGACTACAAGGGCCAGTTCTTTTACGACGAGAAAAACGCTGACCTTTACGTCTACACCGGCACGTCTTACGTCCCGATTACCGTTATCAGCGGCAACCTGATTAACGCTGGAGCGTATAACGCCAACACTAATCTGTTGACCAGCGTCACTACTGCAGGTTCTGCAGCTGGCTTTACTGCTGGCAGTGCGTTGCCTTCGCCTGCAGTTACCAACCTCAACTACTACGTGGTTGTGGATACGAGTGGTACGGGATCTGGTGCAGCACCTGCTGTAGCACTGGCTCCGCCAGACATGTTGATTTCGCTTGGAACGGGATCAACGTTCTCGCTGATCGACGTTTCCAACGCAATCGCTGGTCAGACTGCTGCCAACATTTCGGTCGTTCCAGCAGGCAACATCAGCAGCACTGACGTGCAGGCCGCACTACAGGAACTTGATACTGAAAAGATTGGTGCAGCCAGCCCCACATTTACTGGAACGGTTTCGATCGACACGAATGGAACTCTGGTCTTTGAGGGTTCTAGTGCTGACGACTATGAAACAACGCTAACGGTCACTGACCCAACAGCTGACCGCACCATCACGCTGCCAAATGTCACTGGAACGGTGGTGACGACTGGCGATACCGGTACGGTTGCGACCGGCATGATTGCCGATGATGCCGTTACAGCAGCAAAGCTGGCGGACACTGCAGTTACGCCTGGGAGTTATACAGCTTCAGCTATTACGGTTGACGCTCAAGGTCGTATTACTGCAGCATCAAGCGGATCATTTGCTGAACTCGGGTCAGCCCAGACGTTTAGTGCCGCGCAGACTTTTACAGCACAGACAACGCATAACGGCGGTCTGACTGTTGATGGCCCTTACGAGCAAGCCGTAGAGGCTGTTGCTGCGCTCGACATTGATCTAAGTACCGGCAATTATTTTACGAAAACGATCAACGCCAACTCGACGTTCACCTTTAGCAACCCTCCGTCATCTGGAACGGTTGGCAGTTTTACGCTTGAACTGACCCATACATCTGGGACGGTCACTTGGCCTACGTCAGTCAAGTTCCCGGCAGACACCGCACCAACACTTACGACGGGTAAAACCCATCTGTTTGTGTTTGTCACTGATGATGGCGGTACGCGCTATCGCGGTGCAGCCCTTGCCGACTACGTGAACTAAGTCCAATGGCGATCCAGCTTAAGCGCAGTAGTACAGCTCACAAGCGACCGACGCCATCAGCGATGTCGGCTGGTGAAGTGCTGGTCAACAACAATGCAGCATCACCTGGCCTGTTTTTTAAAGGCAGTGATGGCGCTTTGGTCAAAGCTGGTCCTGTTCATATCGGTAGCAGTGCTCCAAACTCGTCTCCTGCTGGTCAATCTGGCGTTCAAAAGGGTGAGCAATGGCTTGATACGAGTGTCACGCCAAACAAGCTGAAGGTCTATGACGGCACACAGTGGGTTTCGACAACGCCCACGGTGTCAGAAGGTGGTCAGGGTGCAATTCTTCAAAACCTGCAAACTATCGACGCTGATGTAACTTTGACGAGTTCGTATAATGGCTTTAGTGTTGGACCGGTTGCGGTGGACACTGGCGTCACAGTCACTGTTTCAGCCGGGTCTACCTGGCACATCATTTAAGCCATGTCCTACGGAACAGTCAAAGTCAATCAGATCACGACCAGCACCCAGACGGTAACGGTCGATAATCTTGTTGACGCTTCAGCAGCTACGACGTACACCGCGTTGCAGACGTTGAATGCAGGGCTTGCGGTGGATGGACCATATAAGCAAGCAGCAGAAGCCGTTTCTGCGTTGGACATTGATCTGAGCACTGGTAACTACTTCACCAAAACGATCAACGCCAACTCGACGTTTACCTTTAGCAATCCGCCTTCGTCTGGAACGGTGGGTAGCTTTACGCTGGAGCTAACTCATACGTCTGGAACGGTGACGTGGCCTAGTTCAGTGAAGTTTCCTGCTGATACCGCGCCAACTTTGACGACCGGTAAAACTCATTTATTCGTGTTTGTGACCGATGATGGCGGTAGCCGTTATCGCGGCGCTGCACTTGCTGATTACGTTAACTGAGGGACGACATGGATCCGATCACACAACAAGTTGTCCTTGCGTCTGCTGGAGCGGCAGGTGGTGCTGAAGCGACGTATGTCGATGACGTGTTCAGCACATTTTTGTATGACGGAAATGGGGGCAATCAGTCAATCAATAATGGGCTAAGGATAGGAAATGCAATATCTGGACTGAAAGGTTACTCCATGTATGCAACACAAGGCACCAGTTATACATCAATCGTTCCTAGCGGGGCAACGTTTCAAGAGGCCATAACTAATGGAGTGCTTAGCGGCAATAATGATGACTTTGTTTATTCAGGTGGTTCTGTTTTAGATATTTATGTAGACTTAGTTGATGCAGCGGTTGCTACAGCAGTTAAATTTGCTCCGCAAGGAGACGTTGGAAGCAATGTTGTATACAACACTCCTAGCTCTTTGACAATATATGGTTCAAACGACGCTTCGTCTTGGACAACGCTTGATACGAATACTGGATTAAGTTCTAGCAACTTTACTGCGGGATCTTTTACAACATTTAGCTTTAGCAATTCTACTGGATACAGGTATTATCGAATTGCAGCTCCAGCAGGTGCGTCAATATCAGAATGGGAGTTGGTTGCTACATCGGAAACTGCTGGTGAAGGTGGCTTGGTTTGGGTTAAAAATAGAGATTCTGCGGTATCACATGTTCTTGCTGGCCCTGACTTGGTAAGTGATGGTTATACTAATTTAGCGTCAGACTTAAATACTGATGCTGGCACAGAAACTAACTATGTAACTAGCTTTTCACCCAATGGTTTTACAGTAGGCAACTCTGGCTCTGTCAACGATTCAAGCGACGAGTATTGTTCCTGGGCCTTCCGCAAAGCATCGGGGTTCTTTGATGTAGTTAATTATATCGGGAACGGTACAAACCAAAGCATTGCTCACAACCTAGGAAGTGTTCCTGGGTGCATAATGATTAAGAACCTAGATGCAAATACTCATTGGGTTGTTTACCATAGAGGTATTTCTGTCCCAGCAGAAAAAGCTCTTGTCTTAAGTGAAAATTGGGGGGAAGATGATGATGTATATTTTAACGACACTGCACCGACTAGCACACACTTTACGGTTGGGCCTAAAACCCAAACAAATACCAATAACGAAACCTACATCGCCTACTTGTTCGCTCACGACGATCAATCATTTGGAACGGATAGTGATGAGTCAATTATTAAGTGTGGAAGTTATACCGGTAATGGAAGCTCAACTGGGCCTGTAATTGACTTAGGCTTTGAGCCGCAGTGGTTGCTAGTAAAGCTATCGAGCACTAATGGTGGCTATTGGGTGATGCTTGATAACATGCGAGGTGTCAACGCAAACGGTGAAACTTCTATTCTCTACGCTAACGACACAAGTCAAGAAGTTACCTCTACTTTCGCATCTTTTTCGTCAACAGGCTTTCAACCAAGAACGGGTTCAAACTATATGAACTCAAGCGGACAAACTTACGTGTACATGGCAATTCGGAGGCCACATAAGCCGCCGACTGCTGGGACGGATGTGTTTAATACGTCTGAAGCCGTTGGCACTCCTAGATTCCAAGCGCCTTTTGTGCCGGATATGATGATCGGACTAGGAAAAAATGGATACAACAATAAGGTTTTTAATAGGCTGACAGGCACTCAACATATGGAGTTGGTTAACACCAATGCAGAGATCACTTTTAGCAATATGACTTGGGACTATATGAATGGCGCTGGCGAAAACTTTACAAGCTCAACCTTCTTTGCTTATATGTTCCGCCGCGCCCCAGGCTTCTTTGACGCGGTGACTTATACGGGGACAGGAAGCGCAAGGACGGTAACCCATAATCTTGGGGCTGTACCTGAGCTAATGATCGTAAAAGTGCGCAATTTTACATATAATTGGTTCGTTTATGCTGCGCCACAAGGGAATTCAAAATATGGGTTGTTTTCTGAGACTTATGGAGATAGAGCGTTTGATACTGACAGCGCTGTTTGGAATTCCACTACTCCTACAAGCACACAATTTTCAGTTGGTACTGCTGGTGGCGTGAATGGTAGTGGCTACACCTACGTATCTTACCTCTTTGCCAGCC